CAAACGGAACAAGAATAAATTGCATGATCGCAGATGAGAAGAACCCAGGCGACAGCAATTACACAGAATGGGGACACGACCTCGGAGGCGGAAAGGCAGACGTAATTGAATGGGAATCGATGGTGTATGGATTTCCAAACGTGGATAAATGGAGAGGTCAAAGGGTAACGACTATTATTAATGGAGGAAGATATCAAGGTCTATAGATACATATGAACGATTCGTAGAGCAAATGAGAAAAGCTGGAAAATTCTATAACGCTCCGGTACCTCAACTTGGAATTATGATGGAGTCAGGAAAGGTCAGAATAGACACAATGACATTGAAAAAAGAAGATTATCTAATAGATTGCAATTTGCGTTTGGATCCGAACAAAAAAATATTCCTGCATGCTTCAGAACCTGAATCGGCAGAATATATGACAGACTCCGACCATAATGTCACCATGGAGGAATACAGAAAAAACATCTTAAAAGAAGGAGATATCGTTCTTCTCTTGAAACTACATAAACATGAGAAATACATTTTGATTGCAAAGGTGGTGGAGCCAGAATGATGTTTCCTTTTATAGATGCGGAAGAAAATGAAATACAGGAAGAGCAATACATTCCTAAAGAGTATGGAATCAACTTCGAAACAGGACAACTTTCCGGGAAAATTGTGGAAGGTTTTGATGCCATACTTGTATGGGCATGGCTTGCACTACATACCGCACGATATAGGTATTACATATATTCTGATGATTACGGTCAAGAATATGATGAGCTTGTAGGAAAAAGCTATTCGCAGGAATTAATACAGTCAGAATTGGAGCGCATGACAGAGGAATGCTTAATGGAAAATCCATACATTACGGGAATTGAAAACTTTTCATGTGTTAAAAATGATGAGAAAGTAGCCATATCATTTTCGCTTATAACATCACTTGGAGACGGGGAGGTGAGCACAAATGTATGAGGATATAACCTACGAAACTATCATGCGCGAAATGATGGAAGATATGCCTGATGATGTAGATACATCAGAAGGCAGCTTGATATTTAATGCCTGTGCGAAACAGGCGGTACGCCTGGAAGAAGCTTATCTGCTCCTGTCCGGGCTTGAACAGAATATGTATGCAGATACAGCCGACTTAGAACATTTGATCCGAAATGGAAATGAAAGAGGCGTATATATCAATGAAGCTACATATGCTGAATTTACTGCTCAGTTCAACTGTGCAGTGCCAGAAGGGTCCAGATGGAATTATGACGAATATAATTACACAGTATTCAATGTAATCAGTGAGGAAGAACACACATATCGAATCGGATGCGATAGTCCCGGATCCGAACCCAACCGAATGCTGGGGGATTTAGAACCAATTGAATTCGTGGATGGATTTGAATGGGGAAGAATTCTGAAATGCACTCTTGAGGCTACGGATCAGGAAGAAGTGGAAAGCTATAGAGCCAGGATTCTGAATACATACAATTATCGTGGCTTTGCAGGAAACCGGGAATATTATAAAAGCCGAATTAAAGAAATGAGCGGTGTATACGGATGCAAACTTAACAGAGTATCAGCTCCGGAAGACAAAATAGCGATAACAATCATAGGCAGCGATTACCGTACGCCTTCAAATGATGTTATAAATGCGGTTCAAACAGAAGTGGATCCTGTGGTGAATAGTGGTGATGGAGTCGGCATTGCACCGATCGGACATAGGGTTATTATTTCGGGAGTAGGAGAGACAGAAGTCAATATAAAGACAAATATAACTTATGATTCCGGATACTCTTACGAAGATTTAAAAAGTTATATTACGAAGGCAGTAGACAACTATCTTTTGGAACTTCGAAAAAAATGGGAAGACAGCGATGCGATTGCGGTCCGCGTTCTACAGATAGAATCAGCGATTGTACAGATTGATGGAATTATTGATGTTACCGGGACAACAATAAACGATTCAGAACAAAATCTGCAGATTACAAACGGAACGGTACCGGTAAGAGGTGATATCACATGCACGTAAACGTTGAGTATCCGGAAGTGATACTAAATATAAAGGACATTAAAGCGTCAATTGACGCTGGAGATAAAGTTGGAGATGTTCTGGAAAGAGCACTATTCGAATTGGACAACGATATCTGCATACGATCTTCTGAAGAGTCTGGCATTGCACATAGAGAAAAGATTCTTGGGATTAATCCACGGGATACAGATTCTATAGAAGACAGGCGATTGGAAGTGCTTCTCAGATGGTACGACATCCCTCTGTACACAGAAACTGTACTAAGACAAAAAATGGACGCAACTCTGGGGGAGAACCAGTATGTATTAAAAATCGACTTGAATACAAAAACTGTCTTTTGCCTTGTTGAGCTGACGCGAAAGAGGATGCAGAAAAGCGTGATTGATATGCTTGATCAGATGGTACCATTGGATTATTTGATATCCGTAGCACTCAGATACAATACGTGGAAAAAAATAAATGAAAATCTGACATGGCAGCAGGCACTACAGAAGACATGGCGCATGATGAAAGAAGAGGTATTGTAATGCAGTACACAGAACATTTTAAGTTTAAAAAGCCTGACTACGAGGATTTTGCCGACATTAGTGATATTAACGAAGCACTTGACCAGTTGGACACAAAATTTTATGAGCAGGAAAGTAAAATTGACAAAGCGTTGGCGATAACTGGGGAACTGGCGGTTGTCAAACAGACAACGCAAGAAATGAAGGTACAGATTGAAACATATACACATCAAATTCAAAAGAACACAAATAATTTAGCTGTGAGTATGTCTGATATTGCGAAATTAACATTTCAGCTGCAATTAAAGGATTTGATTGATTCTTCAGACATGACACAAGTAACCGTTGATGAGATAGATTCTCCAGACGCCGTTGTGATTACATCCGGAACTTATACTGACAAGAAGGTTTATATATGATCGAACCTTTATCACTGCAGAAAAAGGGCGAGGTTCTTCTGAACACGATCATCTATTCGATGTTGGTACATTTCCCAAAGGCTGAAAAATTCGCCATATGTCAGGAAATCAAACAGAGCTGTTACAGGATGATTCGGGAAAGCATTCAGTATCAGACAGCGCTGAAGAGGGATAAACTCTATTATCTGAAGCAGATTGACGCGGAGTTGAAATACCTGCTTGTTTTAACTTCTGTGTCACGAGGTCAGAAATATATCACGCAGAAGAAGGCAGAACAGCTCCAAGGCAGCTATGAAACGCAGGATCAAAAAGATTGATGAAAAGGTACAATCCGGAAGGCTGACAAAGAAGCAGGCGCAGCAGGCCGTAAACGCCTGGCTTGGACATGCCAGACACAGCAACAGCTACAATCTGGCAAAGAAGATATTCGAGAAATATGATTACATTCAGATCGAAGACAAAGATTGGAAATTTGGGGATATAAGCCCCAGGAAAAGAAAGGAGTTAGGAAGCTATGGCAAACGGAACCATACATAAACTTGGTACACTGTATGTGGCGAATGTAAAGAAAGCAAGACCTACGAAGCCATGGTACGACACAAACGGGTCAGCACCATCTACAGGAAATCTGTTATATTACGGATCGGATGCTATTGAAATCAAAGACACAGATTCAAATGATGCTTATAAACTGCAATGGGTGGAGGTGAATGACGGAAGCGATAAGATTCTGATCTGCGACAGGAACTTACTATGCAACATTACATGGGACCGCCTGAACGCATTAGGATTCTGCGGAGCAAAAGGGAGCGGAAAGAAAATAACCATTGACGGACAGCAGTATGAATTATTCATGCTTACTGGCGGCAAAGATGGAAATGCACAATTAGAAACCACAGCATCAAACGAATGGGACAAATACATCGGAAATCTTGGAAAGTTCTCCGGACTTCCGACACCACAGAGCCAGGATCTTCAGAACAACAGCTCATCTGCCAACTTTACAACAGCTCACAATAAGATCTGGAACTGGGCCGGTTGCTATAGCTGGTGCCAGAACACAATAACAAATGGAAATTCATACAGGGCTTCTCGTGG